GAAAGGGATTCTCAATATGCTATGGTTCCACTCCATAAATTAGAAATGGGTCAAGATAGGGCATTAGAAGTTGCTAAAGAACTTTATGCAGATATGGGCTACAAGCATATTTGGATTTTAAAGCCTGATTTAATATTGAATTTGAGGTGAATAATATGCCGGATAAAATAACTTATGAAGAAGCGTTAATTGAAAAGACAGCCAAAAAGATGAAAGAAGTGCAACAACTCTTGAATGAGAATGATTTATGGAGTGGAAAGACACCACATAATACACCTATGCATGATACAAAGGGTGATGGTGATATACAAAAGGTTACTAGACCAAAGGCAGAAAATGTTTCTGAAAAGAATCCTGTTGGTGGAGTGATAAGTAAAGCACCAATAACGAATCCTAGAAGGGATAGACATAGTGCGAAGCAATCTAATGACGATTTAACTATGGAAGAATATGATACACTTTTTAGAGAGAAAGTTGACCCAATAATAGAATCAATGGAGGCTAAAGGGGAATCATATGCATATATTGAAGCGGAGGAATTAAATATGAGTCCTCTAAGAGCATTAGAGGTAGCAAAAGAATTATACAAAGATAAGGGTTTTTCCGGCATATTCATATACAATCACTCTCAATTAAATTTTAGCCTAGGTTGATACTTGAAAGGTGAATAAATGCCTCTTTCGGGAATTGTCTTTGATAAGAAAAAGAATAAAAAACCGGCTCTCAGCAAGCGGGTTTTAGACTTCTTTGAGAAGACACGCTTTGCGTATTTATCGGCTAGGGAAGACCCTAGAGAATATGGTAAAGAGTGGGAAAAGGCAGTTAAAGGTATAAGAGAGAAATTTGATGTATTGGATGACCTTTCAGAAACATTGAAGAAGTATATAGAAGAAGATGATTTATTCTCTAAAGAGGCTCTAGATGCACAATCAAATGTTGCTGAAAGAATGTATGAGAAAATTAAAGAAATGAGGTTCAAATCTGATGAGGTAAATGACCCCTTTGCTAAGACAATGGGTGATGATGTTATAGAAACTTTGCTTGAGCATCCCTATATCTATGCTATGTTCATACACTATGCCTTACGCGCGCACACGCATAGCATTTCAGATAGGGCATGGGATGAGAACGACCTCAAAATGGACACCATCACAGAAGGGGCTATGGGATTAGATTTAGCCATTAGTGATATTCCAATCTATATTATCGAACATTACGGAGATGATAAAGATTCTTCTAGAGTGAAAGCAAAGTTCAAGGGAGCATTGAAACTATTGAAAAAGGTGTTCTTATCAGAAAATTCAGAAGAAAAGTGGGATAATCTAGTAGATATTAAAATAGACAAAGAAGAGAAGTCCAAAGATGAAAAAGAGAAGGTTGACTTTGTAATCCCAAATAAGCCAATGTATCGGATATTTGATGTTGATGATATAAAAGAATTAAAGGGGTTTACGGGTGAATGGTTAGTTCAAGAAAAATACGATGGGATGAGAATACAAATACACAAATTAGATGATAAAATTAAGATATATTCATATAATAATAAAGATATTACAGATGTGTGTCCTAAGATAGTAAAAAGATTAGAAAACAAAGCATTTAAGGATATGATATTAGATGCTGAATTGATTTTATTTGATGATGATGAACCCCTACATAGGGCAGATACTATTGCCCATGTATTTAAGGGTAAATACAAAGGCCATGACTTAAAGGCTCATGTTTTCGATATCATGAGGCATGAAGGAGAGAGTTTAATGGATAGTCCTTTGAAAGAGAGAATTAATACCTTATTTTATCAATTATCTTCCCATTCATCCGAGGAATTAGCATTTCCTTCTAAGAAAGATACTAAAATGGCAGATAGTTTAACAGAAGTAAAGAGTTATGCAACTGATATAATGAAATTGCCCGCTTCCGAAGGAGTAATAATTAAAGACTTAGAATCGACATATTTACTTGGTAGTAAAAAGAATCCAAAGTGGATAAAACTGAAAAAGTTTGTTGATTTAGATTTGGTGGTCTTAGATAAGTCTAATACAAAATCTAAACTATATTCTTATACTCTAGGAATAGGCCCACTAAATGCAGAACATTCAAGAAAATATGATTATATTGAATTAGAAAATAAGCCATATCTAAAGGTTGGTAAAGGGTTGAATACTAAACAGTCCGTTAAGGTCGGTTCAATTGTTAGAGTGAAGGTTGATGAGGTAAGAAAAAATAAAAATGGCTTTGTGTTGCATTCAGCAAAGATAATTGAAATACCCGAAGTAACTGAATCAGATAAACTTGAAACATTAGAATTGTTGGCTTCTACTGCTAAAAAGTCATTAAACTATGAAGTAGAAGAAGACATATTGAAATATTATGTTACTGATAATATTCATGGAACAGCAGAAGTGATATTAAAGAGGGATATGGATGGATTTACTATCTATGGTTTTGATGGGGATTCTTTAATGGAAAAGAATGCTTTAGTAGATATTGATTTGTGGAAGGAACAGATAACCAATATAATGAAGGGAAAAGAATCTAAAGTATTGTCTGCAATTTATGAATTTTTGAGAGATAAAGATACCACCGTGAGAAGACCCGCTTCTTCTGATGAAATTAGGGAGTTTGTCGAAAAAGAATTTCCTGAAGAATTTAAGGAAACATGGAATAATAGTGTAAGGGAGTTAACTCAACGGCTTAAATTCTTTGATGGAATTAAGTATGTGCCTACGAATAAGTGGTATCATTCTCCCGACTTTTTGATGAAGGATATAGAAGACCCTCCCGCAGAAAAGTGGTCTAAGGACAAAGGAAAGTTTCAAGTCTTTTTACGAAAGGATGATAATTTGAATTTGGTAATCCATATTAAGGACAGTAAAATAGCATGGTTAATAGATATTGAGAATGAAGAAGATATATTCAATTTGTTTGGTAAAGCAGGTAAATACCCTGCTCAGGTATCTGAGTCAATAGACTCACATAAAATATTGGATGAGGGTAAAATCATTCTTGGTGTTCAAAAGGATGGTTATCATGAATATAAGTTAATTGGTAAAAAATTTGAAACTAGAATGCATTTTAGAGTCGTTCCTATTGATGAGGAAGATAAATGGATTGTTTGGACAGGATATAAACAACAAATGCTTCAAGATGATGAAGATGAAGGAGTGTGGGATATTGCCGAAGACAGGTATAAAAAATTAACCATTCCCGATGGAAGCACAACCTAGTTAATATAGTAAGAGGGGGTGAAGGTAGCGTGTCCGAAGCGGCATTACTGCTAAAGGCAGATGAGAATAAACATTTTGAAATTCTTAAATCAGATGAATTAGTTATTGGTGGATATGCTTCAATTGAAATGGTGGATAAACAAAACGATTTAATCACTTTAGAAGCACTCAATGATGCAGTATCAAAATTTATGAAAGACAACAAATACAGAAATGTAATGTCTAATCATTCAAATGTTCAAGTCGGGGAAGTAATAGATAAACACCGAGATAAGAATGGGGTAATGCATAAAACACAAGTCGATGATGTAGGCTTTTATGTAGTAATAAAAATGAGAGATGATATAGAAAAAGCAAAAGAAATTGCTAGAAGTGTTAGAAAAGGAACATTACGCTCATTTAGTATTGGTGGTCAAGCATTATCAAAACATAAGAGAACCAACAAAGAATTCGGTGAATATAACGAAATAGATAAGTTGGAATTACATGAAGTCACAATTTGCGAAAAGGGGATAAATCCAGAAGCAAAATTCGACATATTAAAACAAGAAAAAGGGGAAAATGAAATGACAGAAAGATTAGAGAAAGCACTAGAAGAACTTAACGGCTTAATGAAGCAAGTCAATGAGTTAACCGAACCGGAACCTGATACTATCAAAAAGGATGAAGAAGATTCAGAAGATGAAAACAAGTCTGAGTATATGGACACAGATGGTAATGAGGGTAATGGCTTCCACGAAGAAGAAGAAGAACTAGAAGGCGAGTTTTCAGAACTAGAAGGCAAGGCTACTTCCTTAGTTAGTGGAGATTCCATTGAAACTGGATATGCAGGTGGTAAATCATCTGCAAATGTCGGTGGAGGCACAGGACTAGCCGGAAAAGGCCACGACCAAACTGCCGCTACAAAATCATTGGAAAAAGGATGGGATAACTCAGAATTCGCTACTCTCGACTTAAGTGTTGAGAATGTGGAGAAGGCTTATGACCAATTCAAGGCAGAAGAACTTGAAAAGATTGCATACGAGAGGTTGCAGA